AGATTAACAAGAGTAGTACAAGATTTAGGAAATGATTCTGAATTTAGAAGCTACCCTGTTTTTCATCAATCACAAATACAACTTAAATCGGAGGATAAATAATGAAAAAAGCAAATATAATTAAACATCTCAATTTAGATGTTTCTAAAATACAAGATCAAGTAAAAGCTAAAGGTCAGGTAAAAATTAGTGATCATATTATTAAAATTAGAAAAGATGATTTTGGTGGTGGATTTGCGACTATGATTACTTATGATTTAGTAAAACCAAATAAAGAATCTATGCAAGTTTTCACTATTAACGAAGCATTAGAAAATATAACTTTAAGATCGGAGGATAAATGAAAAAAGTAACTACTACATTTTATCTAAATGGCAGAATCAAAATATTTAATGGCGATTCTGAATCAGATAATCTATCTCAATTTTTAGATCAATTTTCAGAAGCAACCCCTGAATTATATCAATCTGAAAAGAATAAGATAGTGACTGCAATACAAAGAGATGGAAATACTACAATCAATTTCATATATAGACAAAATTATGAGATTACAGATTTCCTAAATTGTAAGTTCAAATCATCACAAATATAGGAGGAATGATGAAATTATTTACAAAATCAATCTTTGATAGATTAGTTAAAAATCATAAAGAACAAGATGGAACTAAATCTTTTAAAGTAGTTGTTAAATTATTTAATCCTATTGGTAATGAAACTTGGTATCTTTCAGAATTAAATCCTGAAACGAATATCGCTTTTGGCTTATGTTGTATGAGTCATAAAGAATATGGATATGTTGATATTAATGAATTAATCAATTTAAGATTAAAATATCCATTAGTTCTTGAAGGTGCTGGAAACAATAGACTTATTTGTCCCCCACTAATATATAAAATAGAAAGGGATAAGTATTTTGAATCAAATAAAAAAACATTAGAGGAGTGTAGATCATTATGACATTTTATTTAGATGAAGCAGATATAGTAACACTTAACAAACCTTATCAAGATGGAAAAAAATCAAAAAAGCTAGAAGTTGAACATCACTTTAATTCTCAAGGTATTACTCTTAAAAAATTAATACCTTTATTAGAAAGTTATAGTGAATCAATAGAGCATTTTGATCATAAGGTTAAATTAACAGTAGA